TTTCTACGGAAATATCAGCCTGAGAAGCCGATGGTTGTCGGCTCGATGGACTGGCACATGCGTCAATCTCGGGCTGAAACGACGCCTTCCGTTTCATACGTCGGCGGTGACGCTTTCTAATCGAACGATGTTTCGAGTTTTTCGGGACACTTCTGCCTATTGGGGATGACAACCTTTGAATACGAGTGTGAAGAGTGCGGGCGCGTTGAGTCCGTTCAAGCTGGCGATGTACGCAGCCGTGGTTTGGTGTGCTTTAAGTGCCATATCTCTGGCTTGTCTTTCTCGTTTCGCGGGGCGCAGGGAGGCAGAGAGTCTTTCCATAACGAGACAATCCGTGAGGTACAGGACGACATCGTGTCTTCGGCAGCAGCCCAAGGCCGAGAGGTTCGGCCCAAGACATCGGTGAATTACGCATAGTGCGAGTCGACTCCAATGAACCCCGCCGCCATCATCGCCACATCACTTCTAGGTTTGCTCACAGTCCTCGCAGGGCTGATTTGGGGTCGTTCCCGAGAAAGCATTTCTGGCGCTCGGGAGATCACCGAAAGCGCCCTGCTCCTTGTTGAGCCGCAGTCAGAACGGATCTCGGAATTGACCTTGGCAGTCAGCGCCCTGTCGGGCCAGGTCGCTTCGCTCAACAAGAAGATCGTCCAACTTGAACTTCACATCAGTGAACTTTCCAATCAACTCATCGAACTCGGTCACACCCCAGTAAACGCGGAGGCGTAATGCAAACAATCATGGATTCTTTCTACAAGGCAGGCAAAGCCTGGGTTGCGTTCCTCATCCCAATCGTCATCGGCCTCGTCACCGAAGCGGTGACGGAGGGCACAGCTATCGACCCTGAACAGTGGGTGCAGCTCCTTGGCGTCGCGTCAGCACAGTGGCTGGCCGTCTACTTCAAGACGAACTGGCAGCACCCGTCGATGCCCGAAGAGGCCGAAGAGGTCTGAACTAGATGGCTCCCCCAACACTCCGCTCGAAACTGAACCAGTTATCGGGCCAACTCCATGAGTCGATGCGATGGCGCGAGAACGAACGCAAAGAAGTGCTGTGGAAGTCTCTCGTTGATCTCTACAAAGGCAAGCACTACAACGCGGCAGCAGAGTCTGACCGTGCGGTAGTGAACGTTGCGTTCTCCACCAAGAACGTCATCGCCCCGTCTGTCTCGGTCAGCAACCCGAAGTTCTCGGTGAATGCCCGCAAGCCCGAATCTGCTGCCCAGGCGGTCGTCACACAAGAAGTGTTGAACTATGTGTGGCGCACCTACCACTATCAGCAGGAGTTCCGTCTAGCTGTCGATGACATGCTCACGGTCGGCCACGGCTGGATCAAGGTCGGCTACAAGGCGACTAAGCCGCCAGAGGTCAAGCTCGCTGACGAGAACGGGCCAGAGGACGCGCAGTCCTATGGCGTAGATGACCGCGACACGTCCGTTGACGGCAACATCGAGTCCGAACTGTATGTCCCTTGGGACGAGGACCGTCCGTTCGCGGAGCGCATCTCGTTCTTCGACGTATTCGTAGACCCGCACGCACGCCATCCGAAAGAGATGAAGTGGATTGCCCACCGCACACGCCGTTTAGTGAACGACGTGAAGGTGGATGGCCGTTACGAGAAGTCGGCCCGCAAGCTCGCGTCGGCGTCACACAGGTCGTCTTACGAGTCAGGCCACCAAGACGGTCGTGATGACCAGCATGACATCTCGCAGGATTACTGCGATGTCATCGAGTTTTACGATCTGCGCCGACAGGAAGTGTCAACGTTCCTCGCTGACGGCACTGACCAGGGCGAGTTCCTCATCAAGCCTGAGAAGATGCCGTACTCGTTCGGGCACCCGTTTGTCATGCTCCGTGACTACGAGGTGATTGACCACTTCTACCCGATTGGCGAACTTGAAGCCATCAAGGTGTTGCAGCAGGAGTTGAACATCACGCGTACGCAGATGCTCAACCACCGTTCCAAGTTTGCGCGTAAGTACATGTACCACGCAGAGACATGGGATCAGACGGGGGTTAATGGCCTCAAGTCTGATGTCGACAACGAGATGGTGCCGTACCCAGGTGACATTCAGGACATGGACCGCTCTGTGGTCGCCATGCCCGTCCAGGGCACGCCTGCCGAGTTCTACAACCAGTCCGACCTCATCATCTCCGACATTGACCGTGTTTCGGGCACGTCGGAATATCAGCGCGGTGGCGGTCAGAACATCCGTCGTACAGCGACTGAAGCAGCGATGATTCAGGACGCGTCGAATGCACGGTCGGCTGACAAGCTGGCTGGCATCGAGCGGGTCTTAGGTGAGATCGGGCAACGCCTGATCCAACTAATGCAGCAGTTCATGACTGGCGAGCATGTCGTCCGCATTGTGGGCATGTCGCATCCGACTTGGGTGAAGTTCGATGCGGACTACATCGCAGGCGAGTTCGACTTTGAGGTCGAAGCGGGTTCCACCGCTCCGAACAACGAGTCGTTCAAGCAGCAGAAGGCATTCGAGATGAACGAGGTCTTCGGCCAATATTTGGGCGTCTACATCGACCCAATGACGTTCCTGCCAGAAGTGCTTCGGATGATGGGTGTCAAAGACCCGACTTCGATGATGATGCAGCCCCCGCCTGAGCAGGGCGGCGGTCAACCGCAGCAGGGCGGGATGCCACCTGAAGGTATGCCGCCAGAAGGAATGCCGCCAGGGATGCCTCCAGGGATGGAAGGCATGATGCCTGGCATGGAGGCAATGCCCCCTGGAATGCCACCTGGAATGCCTGGAATGCCACCTGGGGGAGATATCCCGCCAGAAGTCATGGCAGAACTCCAAGCAATGAGCGCCTAAGAAACAATTCTTAGCGATTTAGGGACAGTTTTGCCCTTTATGTAGAAGCAACCGTAGGAGGACTTCTTGGATACCGAATATGACGCCCCAATGGAAGTTGAGGCGAGTGACATTGCAGCGGAGCCTGATGGGCCAACCGAGGTCGATGTCGTAGAACAACCCGTAGAACAACCAAACATTCTGGACTTGGAACAGTTTTCGGACTACCACGTTCAAGTCGGTGAAGACACTCTCTCGTTGCAAGAGCTTCGTGAGTCTGGACTTCGCCAAGCGGATTACACCCGTAAGACGCAAGAACTGGCTGAACGAGGAAGAGAACTGGATCGAGCGGCAACGCTTGACCGAATGCTTGAGGTCAACCCTCGCGGAACCTTGGAGTATCTGGCAAAGCAGAACGGACTGAGCATCGCTGACGTTGCGGAAGCAATGCAGCCCCAGTCAACGGGATCAGATTGGTTAGACGATCCTGAGCCAGCGGTCGACCCGTTAGCTCAACGGTTGCAGGCAATCGAAGAACGCTTTCAGCGTGAAGACACCGATGCCCAATACCGACAAGCGTTCGATGGGTTGCGAGAAAAGTTTGGTGAAGGATTCGACGAACAGGAAGTCGCTAAGGCGGCTTACGAACGTGGGATCTACGACCCGAACCACATGGAAATGATCGCTAACGATTTGGCGTACCGCAAACTGCGGGCCGCTTACAACGACGCAAACGCTGCAAATGCCGAGAAGCAAGCGCAGCAAACCGCCGCCAAAAAGAACGCTGCCGCGAGCGCCGCAGCGATAACTGGCAGTGGTGGTTCAGCGTCAGGAACGGCAGCGATCCCTCCGCAAACCAAACCTCTAACCACCCGAGAAGCAATCGAAATGGCATGGGAATCCAGCCAATAGCTTCTTTCATGAAAGGTAACTCCTATGGCTGTTAACCAAGGACGTAACGCAGATTGGGACGGCTTGATGTCGTCCACTCTGGAGAACATTCGCGGATCATTCGCGGACAACATCTGGAACGGTCGCCCGCTCCACCGCTGGCTCTTTGAGAAGGGTCGTCGTCGCATGGTCGACGGCGGTACTGAGATCGTTGAGCCGTTGGTGTATGCCGATGGCAACACCGCCTGGTATGGCGAAGACACCATTATCTCGGTTCAGAAGACGGACGGCCACAGTGCTGCTTCGTTCCCCTGGGCAGGCTTGTACGGAACAGTGTTCATCACTGGCCGTGAGAAGCTGATGAACTCGGGCAAGGAGCAGGCAATCAACCTGCTTGAAGCTCGCGTTACTCAGGCCGAGGAAACGATGAAGTCAACTCTTTCCACCGCGGCATTTGCCGACACGCCTGCCAGCACCGACACCATGTTCGGTCTTGGCTACCTCATCAACAACGCTGCTGGCGATGCCACTGCCGTTGCTGCTGGGCATGGGCACGTTGGCGGCATCGACACGTCGGTCGGGGGCAACTCCTTCTGGCAGTCGACTGTTGTGGACGGATCTGGCTACACCACTGGTGAGCATGTCCGCAAGGGCATCCGTACCGCACGCAACACGGCTTCTGACGCTGGCAACGACCGTTGCGACGCAGCGTTCACGGACCTCAGCACGTTTGAGGCTGTCGAAGACAGCTTCGTCCAGCAGGTCCGCTACGAAGACGTGAACAGCGCCAACGCAGGGTTTGAGAACGTAGAGGTATCGAAGATGCCGCTGTTCTGGGACTTTGACTGCACCGCTGGCACCGTGTTCGGTATCAACTCAAAGTACCTCCAGATTGTCGGTCACAAAGACCGCTTCATGGAGCACTCTGGCTTCACCACCAACCCCGTTGACGGCACATACACGACTGGCTCCTCAGTCGGTGGCGTCCGCGACGCGCAGTACGACATCATCACGTCGCTGCTCCAGATGACGACCCGTAACCGTCGTCGTCACTTCCGCATCAACGGTCTGACCGTCTGATTCGATGAAGTAGTGCTGGGAGGCGGGGGGCGCAAGCCCCCCGTCTTTCGGGACATTTATGCCTTAGTTGGATGAGCCAATTTCGACCTGTTCAACACATCGGTGACCGCAAGGCGTCAAACCCCCAGTTCAAGGCGAACTACGACCTGATTGCCCGCCGTCCCCCGAAGCCTGAGAAGGCTGAACGCCCTAAAGGGGCTTGTAAGGGGAAAGACGACACCTGTAAGGCGTACGCAATCAAGGGGGAAGACCTGTGTGCAGGTCACCAGCGGGCTTTGAAGAAGCAGGAAGGTGAATCGGATGAATCGAGATGAACTCGTTGACGCAATGCGTACGCAGACGGACCTCGATGATGTCGATGTAACCGACCAGATGGCGCACATGTTCTTGCAGGAAGCTTTCGAGCGGACTGCGGCGCAGCGCCGCCAATGGCCCGCATATCAGTCTTCGTGGACTATCACGGTCCCTGCGGACACCCAGTCCGCTGCGCTACCTGTAGATGTCGCTGAGATCGCTTCTCTGCGCTCAAACGAGCGTTTGAACAACATTGACCAGAGCTTCGCTGAGGAGGCGTATGCGAGCCGCTCAGGGCGTCCTGGGGCGTACTCCATTTGGGGTCGCCAGGTGTACTTGTGGCCCAAGCCGACCGCCCAGACAACCATCTCGATTCGGGGCTGGCGTTTGCCCAGTTACGCCTGGCTTAGCGACACCGCTCAAGAGGTCGATCTTGACGAACGGCTCCACATGGCTGTGCTGCATTACGCCGTTTCGTTGGTGTACGCGCAGCAAGAAGACGCTGAACTGGAAACCCAGTACATGCGTCGCTGGATATCGGTCATCGAGGACATGGCGAAAGACATTGACCGTCCCCCGACTTACCGTCCGATTGTGCTGAACGGTGGCGAGCACCAGGGCTTCGGCCCGCAGACACTCAACCAGCGCTTCGGCTTTGATTCGCTCTAATGGCTAACAGCGTCCAACTTGACACCACAGCAGCCTTCACTGGCGGGC